GCTTAACATAGGTTAAGTCTTTACCCCATGACCTTTCAGGTCATGGGGGTCCATGCTCTCTTGAGTTGTACCCGATGAGCAATTGGGTATTGGCCAGTTAGCAACTTGCAGGCATCCAACGTTACCGATGAGGTGCGTTGGGCTTTGGCCTCCATCTCCGTAAGTTTGCGGAGGAGGAAGGGCCAGCCATACGTCTTAGTCATTTTTGACTTAGACTGTATGCGATATCCGCGAGCATAGAGGCGTTGGGTTTCGTTGTTATAAAACAGACGGACCCTCCGCTTTCTATTTTCGTATATCGCATTGCAATTGCGACGGACGTAAGCGAGACAACTAGGTTCCCCATCCGAAACGATGGGTATAGGTGGCATCTTATGGGTCTTTAAGACCTTTTCGATACACCTTTCTAGATAGAATGCTGACTCCACTAGTCCGCTCCCGTAGAATGCATTACTGTATTCTACGTAGGAAGCTAAGACTTCTGGACTTAGGTGATTACACCACACGCTACGAATTTTCGTAGGAGTAACAGGCTGCCCATAAAAGGCATCCATTCCGCAGGACTCCTTAAAGGGTCCCGCCGTGCAGCACTTGCTTGCGTTCAGCATAAGGCCAAACTTGGGCAGAGTGAGTCTGATATCGCCATGGTAGGCGGCGTCACAGATGATGTCGTCACCGTAAACATATACTTTGGTAGCCGCTTTTCTGAGCGGCAAGTTGTGTTTACAGATAAGCGTAGCAACGGATAGTGCCCAGAATATGAGCGCTTCGACGGGAAAGCAAACTGCTGAACCCATTGGAGCGAACTTCTTCATATGCACTATCCTACCGTCAGGCAACCGTGTACTAGGACTTCTACTTGCGTAGAGGGCGTCGTACCAGCCATCGTGAAAAAGGCTTTCAACCAATTTCAACGAGACTCTATCAGATGCCTCCTTCATATCCAGAGTAACCCAGGAGTAATCTCCAGTGCTACCCTGCAGTGCAAGTCGCCTATTGACTTCTTGATTCGTGAAATTCACAAATCCTTTAGTCAACGGGTGATGCTCAATAGTGTCTACCAAGACACTCATTTGAGACTGTTGGATCCACTGGTATTCCAATGGCTCACAAGATATGAGGCGTGGTCCTCTACTGTCCTTTTGGACCAGTACTACTTTCGCAGTACCGGCTTCGAGTTCAGTGAAGGACTGCAATTCCTGTAAGGAATCGCAAACATGGGTTAGGTTGCAAAAGAACCATTCGTCTACTCGATAGGAGGCAGATAGCCTCTTATAGAATCGTCGGAATTGGTGCTTTTCAGGTAATTTCTCACCTGTCGCAACCGCTCCCGGACCATGTCGTGGAATTCCGGAATAAGGATCAGCATTAGCGAGAACGCGGCGAATAATACGCCGCGCCTCGCGATGAATGATCTGGTCTTCCGGAGTAAGGTCAGCAAGATTGAATTCAAGCTGATCATCCACTGTACAGAAGTCCGCCAAAACATTGGCTTCCTGTTCATGTGTGTAAGGTAGTTTTAGCTTGTAAAAGCTGTAACATACCTGTCGCAACGCTTTAAGCGCTACCACCATCGCCTCGCGGCGAGAGTTCAACTCTACATCACTGTAGAGAGGGGATGATACTTTAGTATGGCCAACACTTATATGGTCTATCTCTTGACGAGAAAAACCAACTTCGTATAGCCACCGCATCCCGGGAAAACCACGTCGTAAGACGTGATTCTCTGGGAGAACGTGAGGGACTATTCCTCTTTCGATGAGATGACAATAAATGTCACTCCTCTCGAGAGTTGGAACCCCACTATCATTCATCCGGCTAGACTTGTCGTCTAGCTCCATATCTTCTTGGCCTTGAAGGCTATGAAGAATATCGGCATACCAGGTAGCAAACCATGGCACACCGTCAGCACGAAACACGACGCTTAGTAAACCACCTAGAAAACTAGGGAGTTCATGCTTTGGATCCTTTCGGAAACCAGAGTACTGAAGCTTCGTGCCATTACTTAGGGAGACGTCGATTGACTTCCCTAAGGCGGGTAGGGTCTTCGTTAAGAAGGCCATACCCTCATGTTGAATACGACGTTGCATTGTTGCAATGTCGCGTTCAATCTCGGTCTGAGGAAGAATAGCACTTACCAGATCATGGTAAATGCTAACCAGCAAGTCGCCATAAAAGGCGATCATTCGGCTATTATGCATACGGATATTTATCCTATTGCTCCTAACCAATGCTGACTTAGCTTTACCTTGACCACTCAAAGCAACGATTAAGTTGCTCGAACCGTAGCTCCTTGGTGTTACTGCCTTGATAAGGCACTGTCGATTGACAGGCACCACAAGCAATTATGAGTCTTACGACTCACCGGCGAGGATGGCGTCGGTCACACCAGTCTGCAAAATGCAGGATGGAATGCGACCAATCATATCCTTCATCACACTGTTGGTAAACACCGTCGTGCCGCGAGGCACTTCGATAGTAAGCCACACAGACGCCTTAACAGCACCCAGAAGGGTGTCATTAAGGGTAACGTCATGACGGACGAGATGTCGGTCATATGTGAGTTCACCACGCTTAACGCCCATCTGATGTGAAATCAGAAGGGTTTAGGCGTAGTGAGGGCGGTTGCTTGAACACGTCGGATAACCGAAGTGGGTGTCGGTTGGCCACCACTAACAAAGACTTTGTTAGCGGCGACACCACCGTAGGAGCCTGGGTTCAGGGTGAGGTCAGCTGCAATCATATTGGTTTGCGGGTTAATGTCCTTTTGAGGACGGTTGACTTCAGACCAGTCTATTCTCGTATAAGAAGTAGAGATTACTTCTTAGTTCGAGCATTAAGGAGCGCTCCCCCAAGGGAGAACTCGCGTAATGAGAGACCGCTAGTCTGTATTGCTGTGAGGAAGTTGGGATATCCCACCTTCCTCTCATAGACGACCTTGCGACAGGAGTCAATTACTTGCCACGACAAGGGTATATACCCTAAAGTGGAGTCGTAGTTTTCACCTGCCATGAGGCAATCTATTTTGCGCTCGAATCTTGCCGAATGGCAGAAGTCGAGTATCTCTGTCTTGAACTGGATGTTATCCAGTCTGAACCTCTCAAGGTATCCCGACACGTTGACAAACCAGTCAACGATGAAGGAAAATGGAATAGCATTCCATAGTATCGCGGGATTCCGCGCTACTCCCAAGAGATCAAGGAAGGCTTTTACCTTCCCGCCGATAGAGCGCAGTTCGTCAGGCGCTTGATATCTGTACCTTACGGTAGCATGATATCGGATGCCCTGACTTGCTGCTTGGACGACCTTAAATCGGTATTTACCGAGAAAGGGTCCAATCCAACCACCATTAGGTCCGTCTCCCGTACCATTGTTATAGTACGTAGACTCGCCGGTGGCGGTGCCAGCGATCCAAGTACCCCAGTAAGATTGCTGGGGTGCTCCTTCACGCTGCATCAATTCGCGATATCGATCGTTAAACTTCGATATCGTCTCAACGAAGGCGACTAAATCGCTAAAAAGCGGTCGCCAGCCAAACGAGTAACTGAGGTAACTCTTTGAGAGTTTCTTAAGGGGCTTATCGCTCCTTTTGAAACCAAGAAGAGCCTCCATGGCAGACAATCTCTTTTTGAGACCACCTGCCATATACTTCACGACGGACTTGAAGTCTTTCAACTCAAGTACGAAGTTCACCAATGAATTCTTAGTATGAAAACTAGGAAGCATTGATTGAAGTGCCGTCTGCCCTAACGAGTCCCATTGCACTGAAGCAATTGAGACTGATGCATTATTAACCCCTCCAATGAAATTGGAGTATCGGTTAGCGTGCACGTCCTCTACCAAGTTGTAGATCCAGCCGGTTTTATAGCCGGAAGGACCAGACTGGTTGAGGGCCGCATATTGAGCAGGCGGAGTTACCGACAACGGAACACACAGGTAATGTTCCTGTGAGTGCGAACAAGGGCGAAACCTACCATCGCGTCCTGAAGAGGATACGATGATAGATGTACGCCCGGTCCTCCTAATATAGGAGGGCCTCGCAGTACGGACAAACTGGGAATTGCTTCCCGAGTTTGTTATGTATTTCAAGATAGTACTTTTAGGTACAACTGTAATACTCCCGTACGTCTGTTGTCTCTTGGCCATGATGTCTTATTATCGGTGTTCGGAATCAAGGATGAAGTTAAGCATTGATGCATACAGATCATTGTATGTCCTAATAGCAATTGCGCTACCAGACCAGCCCAGTTTGGGCTGGAGACAATAAGTGTATTGAACCACTACTTAGTGATTCATCTTTCTCCTCAAGACAAATCTCGGTGCG